GACTTCACTATACTCACGGAGATCACGAATCCAAGACTTGAACATAATGTCTTCTTCTGTTACACAAATTAGATAGTTTGTCCCTCTACGAACAATCTTTCCGACCAGTCCAGTATTAAGGTTTTCAACCATCTCATTAATCTTAAAGATCTTACCAGTGATATAGTTTTCACGAAGACTCTTCCAATCAAACTTAGGAGCAATTTGCCAGAGTGACCAACCCTCCTCGACCTTCATTCCTTTACGGACAGTGTTCATGATAGTCTTGACCGTCTTATCATCAACGTTGTCAGGAATACCAGATCTGAATGTCTCGAAGTCATTCTCTGCTGCTGCCTTTCTTAACTTCGAAGCAGACATACCCTCTACACCTTCTGCATCATCTTCTCTCTGACCAGCAGAGACAGTTTCAATCTCATCAAACTCATACAAGTCACCATTGTATTTCTGTGCGAGACTGTCAAACTCAGCAACTCTATCAGAACCTACAACGATCTTGATGTTTGAATAACCCTCACCATTTGCAATCTTCAAAGCATCGAAGATAGTCTTTACAGATTCATCATTAACAATTGCTTCCTCATGATCGGGGAACATCTTCTTCATCAAATCAGTCTTCTGACCTGGATCAAGAGGGTTCTTCTTAGGATCAAATGACCTTGAAGGATAGATTCTTAGATCACCATCACCAGCAACTTGTGCAGAAGCATCAAGAAGTTTCTTATGTCCTACAGTTGGTGGATTGAATCTACCGAACACCAGAGTTAGTGTTTGACCTTGCTTATCACTACCCCTTTCTTCGTTACCTTCTTCCTCCCCACCTTCTCTCTTACCAGCCTCTACCTCAGGTTGTGTAACTTTCTTTGAAGATTCTCTGTCAGGAGTTTTGTATTGTGGTGTCTTACTTGGTTCCTGTCTTTCCGCACCACCTTTTCTACTCGTGAACTTGAGTTCACCAGCTTCAGTTCTTGCTACAATATTACCAGCTTTGTCTACCCAATTTCCCTGACCATCACCTTTCAGACCAAGTTGCTTCGCCTTAGTGGAAGCCTTGGTCTGTCTTGCCTCAGAAAAGAAATTTAAGAAACTCTTCATTTCTATCAATACCTTATATTGTATTTATTAGATGAACTGGTTGTTCTTATTATACTTGGAAAGAAAAGACTTTCCATAAGAAGTGGACACTCTTTTAACTGTATCATACTCCTCTTTGAAGACCTTACCTGCCTTCTTATCATCAAGGATATCCTGATCAATAAGACCCAGTTCGATTAATTTTTTATTGACAGCCTTTGGTTCTCTTGCTTCATTTCCTGCAGCGATTGATTCTGCCCAACCATCCATATATCTCTGTCTATCCCCTGGTTCTGCATTAGCCATGGACTGTAAGAACCCACGATAGACATTTTCTTGAAGTGCGACTGTTCTTCTACCAGATTTGTCAGTGATACCTCTACTTAATCCTGTTGCTTTGAGTAATTGTTTACCAAGTTTGGACTTCATACCAGCAGCTTTCTTCTTATCCTTAGGATCTGTTGCAACTTTTCGGAACTCATTTCTAAGATTTGTGTATCTACCATCGTCTTCACCAAAGTGCATTTGTAAAATTTCTCTAGTAACTCCGTCACCAAGACCCTTACCACCTTGACCAAGAAGTGTCTTTACAAGTTGATCACCCACATCACCGATTTGATTTTGTTTCTCAAATAACTTTTCAATACCACCAAAATCCTCTTCCGACTTGTCCTTATTGGGATCAACTTCTCTTTCGAAGAAGTCTTTCATTGACATATCAACCTTTTTTTGGTTGATGTTTGAGTTAATCAGAGTAAAGTTATCATCATTTTCTCTCTGTTCCCACTCCTCTTTACCAGGAGCACCACCATCTTTGTTGTTAAAACCACGAACATGTTCCAAGTCCATGGCACTTAGGTCAAGGGGAAGACCAGTATATGCATCACGACCACCCTGTTCAAGATATATTCTCCACATTAACTTTGCTCTATCCTTATTACTGGCTGGTCCTCTTCTGACTGAACCATCTTCGTTTTTTCCAAGATAATGAATGTCTTTATGTGCCTTATCATCTGACACATACTTATCATTGGTGACCTGACCCTTACCACTTAAAGATTTTTTGAATACATCAGGAAGAATTTCAAATGATGCGTCTATAAACTCATCAGATACTTTATTAGATCTTACAGAGTCAACAAACTTTTTGATCTGTTCTGGTGATCCGTCACCATAACCATCTAACAAACGATCACGGTTTGCCATGAGGTTTTGAATATCAGCATACCCTAGATTATTCTTACCTGCACCAGCATTCACTCTTCCTTCAAATGTCTTTGCATGTGCCATTGACTGAAGGAATGATCTCTTATCAGTTGCACTTGGAATAGTTGACAAAGATTCCTGGAACTTTGCAAACTTCTTTTCCATCATCTTTCTCTGACGATCAGCCAGAGTTTTCATCATTGTCTCAGCTTCTTTAGTGAACTCTTCGTATTCACTATCAAATGCCTCATCATCATTAGCATAATCAATATCGTCCTGTGTTTCTGCTACAATATCATCTACAGTTCTATAGTCGTCTACATCTATCTCTGCAGCCTCAGCATCATTTTCTGCTTGAATCTCTGCTTGTTGTGTCTCTAATTCTGCTTGTGCTTGAGCTTCTGCCTCTGCAGCTGCACGTTCCTCAGCCTCTCTTTCTGCAGCTAGTTGACCAAGAATATCACGTGCTTGTTGTTTTACCTGATCTTTTCTCGCAGGACTCATGACGTTCCCACGACCACGCATTAAACCCTTTTCAATCTCTTTTACATTTCCACTATCAATAGCTGTTGATGTTGGTCCACCAGGAACAACTCTTCCCATCTGATCACCGACAGGTGCTTGAGGTTCTTGTGGAACTTCTTTCTTAAATTGTGAAAGTGTTTTTGGTTCAGCCTGTCCTGCAGGAGACTTTGCCATTCTATCAAGAAGTTCATCCTTAGATGCTGCTTGAAATTTATCTCCTACAACCTTACCAACATACTGACCTTTATCATTATAATACTTACCAAACTTTGACGTTACACCACCAGCACGTTCAGCATCTTTCCTTGCCTGAGATTCATCGTTCTCGACAAGGAAAGCATCAGCCTTCTTCAAATATTTAAAAACGTCCATCAGACCACGCTATCAGTCTTCCCAGCTATTTACAATGGCTTCGATACGGTCCATCTCTTCTTTGGTGAACTGAGGATGATCATCCATCTTCATACCACGTTTCTTCTCAAGACGTGCCTTACGCTCAGCAGTTCCCTTCTCGGGATCCATGTCACGGACACCTTCCTTCATGTCCTTCTTACCCATCGTTTTACCGATGGCCTTACGACGCTTCATCAGATACTCGTCTGAAGAATCCTTATCACCATCATTATCTACGTCACCATCTTCCTGACCTACAGGATCAAGTTTCTTTTCATAGATGGATGCATATGCATCACCCCAACCCTTACGGATTTGTGATACTTCTTCGAAGTGTGGGTTCTTCATAGAAGTACCCATCTTCTCCATATCCTTACGAGCCTTCTCATTATTAGCTTGTCTCTTCTTCATATCCGTCTCAAGATATGACTTGTCAGCTTTCTCAACCAACTGAAGGAGAAGAGTCTTAACGTTGAGTGACTCTTGTGCAACTAAATGAGAATGAGTTCTCTCAACTCTCTTCTCCTGATTGAATCTTGCTGACCAAGATTCCTGAAGTTTCTTATTTTGTCTATAATTATTAAACTCTTCGAGAGCAATTGTAGATGCCTTGGAATCAATAACTTCAAATACCTTGTTAAGGGATTCACAAAGTCTGTCAATTTTTTCCTGTCTTCCAGCGATGTTGGACTCAACAAACATCTCACTAAAGATTGAATGTGCAGAGTTAACAGAGTAACCTTTCTGGAACATAATTTCCAGTACACTTTCAACGATCTCATCAAGATCTGATTGAGTCAAAGATGAGAGATTCATCATAGTGATCTCATCTCTTCCAGAAGTCAATGCTTCTTTAGCTTCTGTGTTATGGACAGCCGCATAAGCTTCCATAAAATTACGCATCGATGAAGACATCTTTTTACAATTTACTTTTTCTTATCTTTATTTATGTCTCTTCCTGTTTCCAAACCAATTGATAAGCCATCTTATCCCTCAATGTGTTGATTCGTTTCTCGTCAAAGTGGGCGAAGTTGGGATACTTCTCTACCTTTTTATAGTAGTGAAGTGAATTGAGGATGATGGTGTAATCCTCCATACTCAAATCAAACTTCACAGTTTACCACCAACGATACCATTATTGATGACTCGTACAGATCCAGTTGGCCAACCCTCTTGTTCACATTTAAGATGCCAACGTGTCATGTCAACAACGGCTTCCCGTGTGAGACCAGTTAACATCTTTCTTCCCTCTTGAGTCATAGAACTCCACAGACCAAAACGAGTTTCCCAAACGTAAAACGTTTCGTCAATTAACTCGGCGTCGGATTCCATGTCTAGAACGGCGTTTAGTTTCTTGATGTTCTCGTCAGTTGTTTCAGTCATTTTCAATCCAATCATCAATTTGCTTTTGAGTAGGAACAATGATTCGGAATGCAAGTCCTTCCTCCTCAAACTCCTCATTCATCTTTTCGTATGTCTCAGGTGTAATCTTTTCAGACACTATACTTACCCCACAACTTACGAATGTTTTGAGTGATGGGTAGACCACCAATATAGGTTTCTAACAGTTCTCCATTCTCATTAGCGATAACAAGAACGGGAGTAGCAGTTACACCATACTTCTTTGCCAATGCAAGATTGTCTTCAGGAATGGGTTCATCACTTACATCCTCAAGATAAACCTCTTCAATAATACTCTCACGGGGATCCTTAAGAGCAGTAATGTATTTCTTCACCAGACCACATGGTCCGCAAGATTCTTTTGTAAACATTAAAAATTTAGTCACGTTGCCTCCAATCATCTGGTTTATCTTGTCGGAACCAATCGATTATTTCATCGGCACCATCGAACCCCGTTTTGTAGTTGGATGGATCGGGGTCACCTAAACCCATCCTATTCATAAAATCATCAATAGTCCCCTCTTGAATATCTTGAGAGGACTGTCTTCTTGCTTTCTTTAACATTTCTCGGGCAGTTGTATTAGCCTTTGATAACTTCTCTGCCCAGATCATGTCATCTAATTTAACCTCTTCACCATTTGCGATACACTTGCAAATGAACTCTAGCCGAAGCCGATATTGAGTCGAGAGCATATGATTTTTCTCTTTTGAATATTTATTCTTCTGATGTATCTGATTCTTCTTTCTTATTAAATCCAAATGGTCCTGTCAGTTTTTCCTCAAGAGCAACTTTGAGTGCAACACCACCAAGGGTTTCCATGACTTTAAGAATGTCTTCTGCCTTGGCATCCTCACCAAGTTCTTTGGCAACATACCAATACTTTGGCCAGAATGATTCACCAGCCTTTTGATAATCTTCGAGAGTAAGTAATTTCATAATTTAGATAAAACTTCTGTGTAAATGTTTTCGGCGATTGCCTTCATCATGAGGGGAGGTACCATTCTACCAACTCTTTCAGTTTGTTGTGAGTGAGTACCAGTTAGAATGAAATCGTCAGGGAGGGATTGAATGCGCTTAAGTTCTGGAACAGAAAGAACTCTGTCTTCCTTCCAGTGTATCAGACCACCACTTGCTGTCAAGGTAGGAGATGGTTTGTAGAATGATGCTCTCTTTGTATTAAAACAATGTCCTTTTTCATGATAGTCCATACCAGATAGAATCTTCTTAGGATCCTTTGGCATTTTTTTCACTACACTTTGATAGACACCACTCTTCAACATGTGTTCAGTCAAAGACTGAATATTCTCAGGATCATTCTCAACACCATCAATGATATCACCAATGGTAGTATCTTTAGATGATGTTGGAGGGAAGAGTGAAGATACTGTGAGTACGTTCAAACCGAGTTTATCTGCAATGTCTTGACGAACAGCAATAAAGATCAGTCTTTCTCTTGCCTGACCCACACCATAATGAGATGACTTCATCACTTTTGATGTGACGAGATAACCAAGATCCTCAAAGGCATTGGTAATCTTAGCATAATAAGTCTTTGCCTCACCAATTGTCAACCCTTTGACGTTCTCAGCAACGATGACTTTTGGTTGAATACCTTTGGCTACACGAATAAATTCAAAGAACAAGTCTTCAATGTTCTCAACCTTCTTCCCATCCGAATAGTTTTTTGTTTTGCCCCAACCATCAGAGTGTTTAGATCCTTCACCACGACACATTGATCCTGCAACAGAGAATGCAGAACAAGGTGGCGAACCATCAAGGATATCAAGTTCTTTAGGTTTCAGTCCTGTGATTTTCAGAAAGTCACCACCAGTAAGTTGTTTAATATCATCAGGAACAATCGGTGTTGAGGGATAGTTAGATGCATATGTCTTTCTTGCCTCTTCTACAAACTCATTGATACACAGAATCTTACCACCAGCAAGACGATATCCTGTGGAGGAACCACCCCCACCTGCAAAAGTTGAAATCACGGTGAACTTTTGTTTAGCCTCACCGTCATAAACATCTTGTAAGTTATATGGTAATTTCATGCGAATCTATTTTTATATTGTGTAGTGTAATATGTTTTTGGATTTTCGACAACATCTTCGTACAAAGACTTAATACCCATACCATCTTGGAAAGCAACCTTCTTTCGATCGATAATATTGTCAGGAAGTTCTCCTCTAAAGGCTTCTTGAAGGATTGCTTTAGGTCTTGACTTACCGTCCCATACCTTTTCTTGACTCAGACCAAGTGCGTTTTCGACCAATTGTGTATTTAAGAAAGGAAGACGACATTCGATCCCATACTTCATAAAGATCTTATTACATCTTGCAAAGTTCTTTCGATGTTGTGATCCGAATAAACCAATTCGATAGTTGGTCCATCCTTTATCTTTGATACCATGATAACTCATACCATATGATGCCCAGAGTTCATCACTCCCTTCACCTGACATGATTACCTTAAATCCATCTTCATGAATTCTTCTGGCAAGTTGAACACAAGGATAACCGATTTCAACTTGTGCCTTGTAAGGCATCTCAATAGTATTGATTACGTCGTTGATGTCATCGACTGATGGAGGAGAAACTTTAACCTCTCTCAGTTCGACTCCCAAATATTTAGCAACTTCTCTAGCAGACCTTAGATCTTTTGAATTCTCATCATGAACTGCAGTATATGTAACCAGGTTAGGGATATGTTGTGATGCAATAAGTGTAGTGATGGCAGAGTCAATACCACCAGACAGGAGACAAGCCACAGGTACATCAGACACAGTTCTCTCGAATGAACCCTGTTCAATATTATCTCCAATACAAACCTGAGATTCAAGTTGATTCCAAGAAGATGTATCAGTGATATGTTCGTGAATGTTATACCACAATCCCTCCGTAACCCTGTGGTCAGATGTGACTGTCATAAACCCACCAGGATTCAACATCTGAATAGTCTTTCCATTTTCACCAAGAGCAAGAAGACCCTTTATCTCCGAACAAAAACTGAAAGAGGGAAACAAACCACTGGTCAATGAATAATGGAGTGGTACTTCACCGTGCCTATCTCTGACAATCGTAATTGATCCATCACCTTGAGTGAACGCAATTGCAAACATTCCCTCAACCATCCGTAGACCCTTGATACCATACTTATCTAAGACTGCACAAAGAACTTCAGTATCACCTGAAGTTCTAGTTTTGATATTGAGTTTTTTTCTTAGTTCCTTGTAGTTCCAAATAGTACCATTGAAGACCATGGTAGTTTTACCATAGACAAATGGTTGATTGGAATCACTACTAGTATCAATAATAGACAAACGGACGTGTCCAAAATAGACACTATCCGTTTGAATGATTCCCTGATTGTCTGGACCTCGATGAGCGATAGCATCAAGACCCTTTTCGATTTGAGGGAGGTCAAATCCTCCGACGATTCCACACATTACTTAATTGCGATGACTCCAACGAACTGATGGTTTCTCCAGAAGATCTGACAATCTTTGAAACCAGCACACCATATCATAGACTTGAGTTCTTCCCAAGTATTCGGTTTCAACATATCACGAAGTTCTTTCTCCTTATCCATGATCTCTTCTGGAGTAAAGGATTTACGTTTGTAGTCATAGTGATTGAATGTCAACAGTTCTTGGAAGAACGCATTCTCACACATCAACTTCTCTGCAAAGATAAATGCACCACCCTCATTCAAACCCTCGTAGATATTATTAATCGTATCTTGACGAGTGGGTTTAGGCATGAACTGTAGAGTGAACAGTGAGGTCACAAGAGAGCAGTTATTGAACTCGTAATTAGTGACATCACCTTTGACCCATTCTAAAGATGCCCATGGATATTCTTTTTTGATTTCTTTCTCTCTCTTATCAAGATTACCAAAGAAACTACCAGCAAGTTCAACACCAACATATTGAGCCTCTTGACGATTGGGATTATTACCCATGATCATCTTGGTGAGTTTACCAGTGGAACATCCAACATCTACGACTTTAGTATTGTCTTCCACGAAGTATCGAGAAAACGATACAGTGTCATCCAAAAGGTTTGAGTAACCCCGAATAGATTTGTCGATATGATTATCGAAACCTTCTGGTGAATGTGCGAAAGAAAAGTCGTATGTCATTTACCAACTCCGTAGTCTGGTGCAGCTTCTTCTTCAAGTTTTTGAATCTCTTTTGCA